AATTCATACTTCTTTATCAAATAATACACAAGAACGATTTATACAACACTTTCTACGATTTATCAATAAAACTACAAATGAAATTACTGAAGATAAAGCAATATTATTTCAATTCAAAAAGAATCTTATGGAACTAAAAGAAACTGATGAAAAATTTAATGAATGGAAAACAACACATCTTACAAATATTTTACCAAAAAATATCAAAAAATCAATTCACTATGATGTGAAAGTGAAACCATTTGAATATTTGAAAGGAATGCTGTATATGAATTCTGTGTTGGAAAAAATGGAAAGTAAATTATTTTAACCATTACCATTAAGAAATAATATTATTCCAAAACATATTATTTTGGATACTGCCTCTATTATAAATTTGTTTTGCCCTGAAAAAGATAAAGAAGGAAAAAAGGTCAAAAAGGGTGAATTATTAAGTAGTGTAAAAGATAATCAAAATGAAGTATGGAGTAATTTTTTAGACCTGAAAAATAAAATATTCAAGAATAAACATTACCAGTTTCATAATCAAATACAAACTGACGGAATTAGTTGTTGTTTACTTTTTATTAGAAAAGATTTGAAGGAAAAAAAGTGGGGTTCAAGAGTTCCTGTCTTACAAGAACAAGAGTTTCATTCTATAGAGGATTTATCAAAAGAACAATTAGATACTTTGAAAGATAGAAATATAGTAGGTTGCGATCCTGGAAAACGTAGTTTAGTATATATGATGGATAAAAATGGAAACAAATTACAATATACAGCACCACAAAGAAAAAGAGAAAGTAAATCAAAAACAAATCAAAGAATTTTATTAGTTGAAAGAAAAAGAAATGGAATTATTCAAAAAGAAACTGGATTATCTTTACAAAATAGTAAATCTGTTGATTATGACAAATTCAAAATATATTTGGTAGAAAAGGATAAATTAAACAAAGAAACTATAGAATTTTACAAAAGAGAAACATGGAGAAAAATGAAGTTTCGGCAATATAGTTATGGTAAAAAATCCATAGATACATTCCTGAATAAGATTAAGGAAACTTTTGGTGAAAACATAATTATTGGTTATGGTAATTGGAGTAGGTCTTCTCAAATGAAACATTTTATGCCGACTATGAATAAAGGATTGAGAAAACTAATTCATAAAAAATATGACACAATTACCATAAATGAATGTAATACAAGTAAGAAATGTTGTGATTGTAATAATGATTTGGAATATTACAAAGATAAAGAAGGGAAGAAAGTATTTAGGTTATTGGTCTGTTCTAACTGCGTGAGTTGCGAAAACAAAAAAATCGTATTTAGGACCAGAGATGCTAATTCTTCTATAAACATAATGAAATTAACTGAAACTTGGATAAATAAACAAGAGCGACCATTATGTTTTTCCGTGGGCTTGCCTTCGGCTTTGCAAATTTCGTCTTTCACATCTTCAAGTAAAAACAAAGAAGATGAAAAAGTAAGACCATCGTAGGTGAAATTCCTACTATTGATTTTACATTTTTTTTATTTTTTTGCCTAATAAAATGGGCGTTTTAAATGAGAAAAGGTGTAAATTATTGAATGATATATATAACCATTTTGATACGATTATTAAAAAATATAAATATTTACAGAAAATAGAAACCATTGGAGATGCTTATATGGTCGTAGGCGATATTTATAGGAATGAACTGAATCATAAAATCGTCATAAAGGAAATTATTTTGTTGGGTTTAGAATTCATTAATGAAATAAAAAGTATATCTACACCGGATAATGTCCCATTGTGTATCCGTATTGGAATAAACATGGGCTCTGTGAATATAGGGATTTTAGGTAATGAAATTCCCCGATTGTGTGTTGTAGGAAATACTGTGAATGTTGCTGCTCGACTACAATCGACGGCGGAAGAAGATACTATACAGATGAGCATGCACGTTTATGAACAAATGAAAGAAGGTATGGTGTCTGATATTGTTATTTTTAGAAAAGAAAATGTATTTTTGAAAAATATAGGGTCGGTGACGACTTATAATATTCGACAGACAGACTGTCAAATCAAACAATCTACCAAAACCTAAGAAAATTGAATGAAAAAAGAAAATAAAACTTAATAGTATATATATCCTATGAAGTTTTGTGTCAACTGTCAAAATATGCTTTATATCTCGATTTCCTCCGAAGATTCGAACCAATTGACCTATTATTGTAGGAATTGTGGGACAATCGATGAAACGATTAATCAGGAGGGGCATTGTGTTTTGTCATCCCAGTTACAAAAGGGAGAACAGAAGTTTAATCATATTATTAATCAATATACGAAGTTGGACCCGACTCTTCCTAGGATTTATTCAATGAAATGTCCAAATGAGGAGTGTAAGACGAACAAAGAGAACACGAAAGCAGAAGTGATTTATATGAGATACGATGATAGCAATATGAAGTATGTTTATTTGTGCGTGGAATGCGATACGATTTGGAAGACTGATGACTAAAGTAGGGGAACCAAGGTTCCCCCTACGACCCCCTCCTTTTTGGGGCTCCGCCCATAGTTTTTGAACATTTTCTTTTGGAACTTTTTCCTGTGTGTGTCAAGAAGAATAATATTATAACCCTTCTGGATGGCAAAAAAAATTTTTTTGGGGCCTCCATTTGTGTGGAATTTTTATTTGTTTTTGTAGGCAAAAATAGATTTAAAAAATCGGTATAAAAATATAATTTTATTATTCATAAATGTCGCTTTATAATAAAATTAAAACTACATGTGAATGGTTTTCTATAGGATTTCCTTCAAGTCCGTCGTGGGGATGGAATAAAGCTCCACCAAAAAAATCGCTTCATGATATTGGCATGGCTGATACCGCCAATGTTTTTATGTTAAATCTAGTTGAGCTAGTTCATTGGACTCCTATTATTCCGGCATTTCTAATGGCTCAGTCGGTTCTCCATAATAGTGATAAATGGACGCAGTATTTTGATAATGACGAACAACGAACGCTTTTATTTCTTCTCTCTCCAGTAATTGCCTTTTTCGGTGGTCTTCCAGGTATAATGATGCATACATATGAAGGTTGGCAGGTGGCTCCTTTTGATAGTCCATTAAGAGGAGAACTAGAGAATACAAATGTGGTCGTTTCTGAAAAAAATAATCAGTGGCTAAGAATTGTTGCATATTTTTTTATTTTCAATATGCAGTATATTGGATTACAATCGTTCTCATATGCTGTTTTGGGACCTACTTATTTTTATGGTTGTTTACAATTTTTATCTGTAATGGGATTCTTTGTAGGTTATCTAGGTAATCAAGATTATAAAGCTACATTTAATTTCAAATGGAGGGGAACCGCTGGTGGTTCAACATTTCCATTAGCTTGGGCTACATTAATTCCATTTATAATGTCGGCATCATTGAATATGTATGCGTTTGCCGATTTAGGTGTCTTAGTATTTCCTGGTCGATTTAGAGTCATTAATTCGTTGGCTCCGCCATTCCTAATTGGATTAGGGGGAATTATTGAAGGATTATTTGCTGAAACGGTCTTTGACCAAAATATACACGCTTTTGCAGTAATTCTTTTTAATTTTGGATTTTGGCTTGAACTGAATATGATTACAAAAGGCGGAGATATCTTGTCATGTATTTCTCAATAATACTTGAAATAAATTATCTTTTATAAAATTATCTTTTATAAAATTATCTTTTATAAAATTATCTTTTATAAAATTATTTTGAAATAAATTCTTTGAAATAAATTATCTTTTATAAAATTATTTTTCAAAAATAGTTTGAAAAATAAAAATACCCAAAAATGGCCCCCGGGCTTTGCACCATCCAGGAGGATTAAAACAATATATCTTCATGACAAATCCAAGGAAGGTCACGAAGAAAAAAATAGCGGAGCTAGGAGGGGGTCGTAGGGGGAACCTTGGTTCCCCTACCCCGAGCTTTGCACCATCCAGGAGGATTAAAACAATATATCTTCATGACAAATACGGGGAAGGTCACGAAGAAAATATTGGCGGAGCCCGGGGGGTCGTAGGGGGAACCTTGGTTCCCCTACCCCGAGCTTTGCACCATCCAGGAGGATTCAAACAATATATCTTCATGACAATATCGGAAAGGTCACGAAGAAAAAAATAGCGGAGCTAGGAGGGGGTCGTAGGGGGAACCTTGGTTCCCCTACAAAATTGATTCATAACAACTTAAAAAATATAACTCTATATCATATACGATGGCTGATTACGAACAAAAAGTTAACGAAATATTTGGAGGAAATGACGAAATTGAAGAAATTGAATCAGTAGATGGGGATGATTCGTCTGTAGGTGGGTCTATCGATGGTTCTGAAGATGGTTTCAATTTAGCCGGCGGGGCTAGAAGTGATTCCGAAGGAGAAGAAGATGAAGATTCGGACGAGGACGACAAGTCTGAAAATGGAGAAGAAGTCAATGTAGATAACGAAAAAGATGCTGAAGGCTTCGAAGAACATTCTTCAAGTGATTCTGACGAAGAGGATGAAGACGATGATGAAGACGAAAATTATTTACAAAAGATGGACGATCATATCAGATCAAAAGTCATAGAGAACCATCATCCAGAGTTAAAAACCCTGAATTATGAGGAAGTCGAAGCACTGGCTACTATTGTCAGGGACAAAGATGGAATTATTATTGACCCTCTCCATAAAACCAACCCGATTCTTTCAAGATATGAAAAGGCAAGGGCTTTGGGAGAACGTGCCCGTCAAATCAATTCCGGAGCTAAACCAATGATTGAAGTCGACCCGACCATGATAGATGGGTATCTCATTGCCCTCAAAGAATTAGAACAAAAAAGAATTCCATTTATTATTCAGAGACCACTACCGAATGGTGGAAGTGAATACTGGCGAATGGCTGATTTGGAGATTTTACATTAATAGAATCCATGATTTATATCATATTTTTACATATTTTAACCTTTACTACGTAGTGAAATGCCGATTATATATGATAAAAGGTATTTTATCAGTTACAAAGTAACAGTTACCGAATTACATTCAAATACGCCGTATACGGCATTATAGCGAAGTGTAGAATGTAAAAAAAACTACTAATATAGTTTAGTAATCGGCACGTATAAAACAACTATTTATATTTGTTTGAATATCTTGAACATCTTCTGTTACTTTTTTATGAAATTCAGCATCGAAATTTTTTTCACCATTTATTTCAATTGCAGAATTCCAAGAATGAACTAATGAAATATCTTTTGTAGGTAAATATCGAGAATAATTTCGTAATTTGTTTTTTCCTAATAAACTGGCGGTCATAGAAAATGTAGAATATTTAACCCCCTGTAATATTTCTTTTGATAAAGAGAACATATCAAGTATACCGTTATAATTCATATAAAATTCTCCAATTCCATAATCGATATCTATGATATTTATGGTTTTATCATTTTCCGCCGAAATTTTATTTATAATCATTTTAAATTCGTGTTTCCAATTATTATCTTCACTAATAATTAAAAAACTAGGTATTTCTTCGTTTTGAATAATGTATGTAATATCTTCTATTATTTTTTGTGTAATTATATCAAATTCGGTTGTTGAAATATAATGACTTAAATTTTCATTGTCATTTACTTTATCAGATTTTCTTAAATGTATACCATATGAGTTTTCAAGTCCATGTGGAATTTTTTCTAATATAATGGAAGAAGGGCGAATAACGTCTTTTGCATATTCGCTATAATAACTAGAAAAAGTTTCATATGATAATTCCGGTAAAAATTTTGATACAAATTCGTATCCTTTATAAGGAGACATTGTGGATGATGAATTAATTGCTTTAATATAAAAAGGTATGTTCTCATCATTGTCAACAAGTTCAATATTGTGAAAATCGAATAAACGTAAATCAAAATTACTTATTCCCCAATCAAAATAGTATTGACTATTATTGAATTTAATTTTTGGATTATAATTTAAAAATTTACAAATGATATAAAATCCTAGAATATCTAACATTTTATCACCCAATCCGCTTGTATTTAAAGAAATAAACGCATTATTATTATTCATTTACATAAATAAACAAATATATTTATATTTGTTTATTTACCCAAGTATTTTTTTAATTAACATTTTGTATATTATTTATTGTATTCGGCCTTCATGGCTGGGTCTCTATCACATACTCTCAAAATCAAATCGGAAATTTCCTTAGTTCGATTTGAATCCGTATAATAAATCGCCTTCTTATAAGCCACCAAAATAGGAATATAAACATCTGGCATAATATGTGTTTTCAGGTTCTCCACACTATCAACAACTTTTTGACAACAATCGCAACATTCTTTGAAATATCCCATATTGATATAATTCTTAATAATATAATGATAAATATACCAGAGATTATTTACAGGTGCCTTATAGTTATTTAATATTTGAGCATAATCTCCATATCCACGGTCAATCTCATCGTAAAATTCGTCAATGATTTCAAGAAAAAGCAACTCATCGCCATGTCCAAACCCCATCTTAGTGGCTTCGCAAAACAACTCATCCATCCTGTTAATGAATTTTAATCCAATAGTAGGTCCCATTGTATAGAATGACCCACATACAATCCATCTATAAGACTCATAGAACTCCATCTTGTTCTCCGCTTCTTTGTATTTTTTGTCGGTTACATTAAGAATTTGAATATGTAGTTTTTCTCCAACAGAACGAAGAACATCGAGCAACATATCTTTATGATAATCTTCTGCAATTTTAGAAAACTTAATTCCAATATTAGCATCTATCCAACCAAATTTGGAGGTATTAAAAGGGTTCGATAGAATAGTTTGTTTTACAAAATCCACTTTGCTAATTTGAAGGAGATGATTTTCAGAACAGGTTCTCTCATCCCTCGTTGGCCAATATGTAGAACGGTTCTTCTTGACATCTTCTATGTATTTATAATAATATAGGTCTTCGAATCTTGAAACTACGTATTTTGTAAGATGATCGAGACCATATTCATTCCTTATTTCACGGATTAATTCAAAACAGTTTGAGTCAGTATAAACGACCAAATAACATGGAACTTCTAATAATGTTCTCATACTTTGAATTGCTTCTTTTAATGAACGAGAACCTTTGTGAAATCGTGTAAGGTCAAAACAAGAAGTTGTTAATGTACAGTCGGGGGTCATTAAATTATTATAATTATTATTTTTATATACTTTGTTACAAAGATATTTCAAGAGTTGTCAAGAAGATATATTTGACGTTTCCTGGATGGAAAAAAAATTTTTTTTTTGCTATATTAATAATATATCGGAGCCACTCCTGAAGTATTAGAGTATCCAACTTTCATCATCGCTATCCGAGGTCGAAGTATGAACGACCTGTTTTTTCCACTGTTCGGGGAAAATGTATTTCAAAACTAATTCGGCATTATAAGAGGCTCCACATTCAACTCCGAAATAAACACAATCTTTATGTCTTAGTCTGGCGGCAACATTTATAGCATTTGGATGCCAAGGCACACCCTTATTATGTAAATAAATCAGGATACCTAAGTCGCCACGTTGACAAGCATACAAAGTATAAATATCATCTATTATTGAAATCCCGAATTTGACCAACAGCTGAATATATTCTACAGGACATCTCTGGACAGCGGTTCCGAGAGCCCACGTTGTAATGGGCGCACTATTTTCTAATCCATATTTCAAGCAGGAGAATCGACGGTTAATTAATGCTTCATCGATTACATTGGTATCCCATTCGAACCTTAATTGTTCTCTCAGAAACCGAAGGATTTCTACATGACCAAACACGGTACACCAACTACATAATTTTTTTTGGTGAGATATGTCGGCGGTTTTTTCGGTGAACCATGGTTTTTTTGCAAAATATTTGAATATTTCAAATCTTCCATACTGGATTGTAGTAAGAAGCGTCGAAATCTCAGAAGGGAATAAATATTTGCATTTGTATTCGTAGTATCGGACCATTATTAACGAATCGTGTTTTATAGAATATGAAACAAACCCATTCAATGACATTGCTTGCCCCGAATACGAGAACATGAAGCATTGCTTTATAGCGTGGTATTCTGGGGTTTTCATCAAGAATCCATATTCTTGGATTTTTTTATGAACCTTATATTCGAATACCTCCATATCAAAAAGAAATCTTTCGGGCCTACTATAGGCAAAGTCGAGAACTTCCCAGGGGATTTCTGCACCGAGATATTCACACGTATCAAGTATAAAGAGAACATCTTCGAATGTCTTGAAAACTTTGTCTAATTTTAAAGGCCTCGGATGGTCGAGCTTGATATTTTGTCTGGGATATTCTTGCTGAATGGTCAAGTAGAGCTTACTGTTATGAAAATGAGTGGGAAGTTCGTGGACATATCTGATAGTCGTTATTTTTTCCATTTGTTAAATCGATTCAAAGTATGCGTGTTTTTACATAAACAAAACGTCAATCAATTTTGTAGGGGAACCAAGGTTCCCCCTACTATGCTTCGCAAACCCCTCCTTTATGGCTCCGCCATTTTATTCGCTGAAAACCTTTTTCGGAATTATTTGGAGACCTCTAAAAAAAATTTTTTTGCCATCCAGAAGGGTTCAAACAATATATCTTCTTGACAACACCGAAAAAGGTAATAAGCTAATAAATGGCGGAGCCATAAAGGAGGGGTTTGCGAAGCATAGTAGGGGGAACCTTGGTTCCCCTACAAAATTGATTCTGTTTTCATAAATAAAATAATAATTATAATAAGATGACCGACCATAATCAAACTACAGATATATCTGGCATTACTATTCATGATGATGCTATACAGGTGGTAAAAGATGGTCCTATATCGTGGCTCGAAGTAAAAACAACAAAATGTGCCGACCAAGATTGTATCAATAAACTAATAACCCCCTTTGCAAAAACTATCTTGTTTAAGAGATATATATTTTGTTCGGAAAAATGTGCTGAGAAATATGAAGAACATATCAAGTATTCATACAGGAAATCATTTCGACCTACAAAATAATATATCGGTTAACGACGGTTTCATTTCGTAGCTCCCAGCTAAGAGTTGCTCCCACTTGTAAAATGGTTGCTTGTTCAGGTTCCATTGATTTTACATTTTGAATAGTCGTCGTCGTTTGATTACAATTCAAAAGCGCCACCATAAGAATATCCCCGTCTTTATTTGTCAATGAAACAAATGTATTTCTAGGGACATTATAAACATTTTGTAAAACATCTCCTAGCCAAAATTCGAAAGATATATCGATGTAGGAATAAAACCCAACCAATAAATCATATGACCTATCTATATAATTTATAATTCTCTTATCGAGGGTTTTTTCTTGAGTTCCTAGGCAAAACGGCGATTTATCTTGATAGACCTTTATGAAAACTTCTTGGGGTTTCAAGAATATAGTTTGAGAACAACCCTGAGTTATACCATGATAGGTTGTATCTATCGAATCTTCATTGATAGGTCTATTAAATTCGTCTGATAAGGTTTTTATTGCGGTTTTCAACTCGTCTATATATGTTTTTTTATTTATTTGGGGATTCATCTGGGGATTCATCTGGGGATTCATCTGGAGATTCTGCTTTTATTCTTCTATAAAAGAATAAAATCTTTATGCTAGTTTTTGAAAATGTTCTCCACTTTCTAGAAAAAAATCTGTAAAATAAAATCTTGTAAAAATATTTTTCAAAATAAAAAAAGATAAATGAAAAAAGATAAAACAAAACACGATTTCCCCGAGCTTTGCACCATCCATGAGGATTCAAACAGTATATCTTCTTGACAAAAAGGTCATAAAAATAAAATATTGTAAGACTTATTCCCGAGACGGAGATTAGACCCCTACCGAAGGTCGAAGGGGGGTCGTCCAGGGGGCGCAGCCCCCGGATTTAACCACGCCAGTGTTTTCCACAATCCAAACATGTAACGAAAATCGTTGCTGGTTCATCCGCTGACCTTGTTTGCAACTCATAATAAGTACACTTTTTGGACCGGCATTTCTTACATGTATACATATCCGTTGAGGCTTCAATATTATTATTGAACTTTGAAGCATCTCTCTTTGTTTTTTTTATAATCAATGGCGCCCATCTTTCAGGATTCATTTCTTGATGTGTCATGAAGGCAAATGTTTGAGGATTCAATTCCCCCGATTGGATAGCCTGGAGAATTTGTGGGGATTTTATATTAATGTAAATTGTTCTAAGTCGGTCCGTATACAGTTGTTTGAAGAAAGGGTTCTCCCATTTTTTAATGATTTTTCTCTGCGTGGCCTCCTTAATTGCGTAATTATATACCGCCTTTTCTAGATTGGTGGCTGATTTGATATCTCCCTGGATAATCTTGTGGAAACACTGACGAATATTCGCACGAAATTGTTCGGGATTTTTTATTTGGTTTATTGCGATGGAAGGAGGCATATTGAATGTCATTACTAACATTTATATTGTTTTGTTCAATTTTATATCAGTCTGAAATTATTATAATTTATTAAATCGATAGGTTGTAATGGAGTATTATACATAATGAATTCAGTCATATATCCGTTCATACCGCGGCCTTTTGGGTCATATCCATCTGTTCCAACAACGCCTAATAATTTTGTACTTACAATAGAAGCAGATAATCCTAATGTATTATAATTTGGTCCAATTGTAATAGAAGTCGTTGAAATTCCATTTACATAATTATATTTTGTTCCTGATTGAGAATAAAACCAATCATTACTATTACTACTACTAGTTACTACCGTATTATTAACGAATCTTACTTCAAAATCACCATTATTATTTCCAGGATTTCCAGTTGTATTTAAACATGCGATTGTATTATATGTATTGGTTGTAAGATTATTAAACTCACTTAATATAGTATATGGAGCATTTGGAGTGGTTATATTCATATAACATGCGGCTGCTGGATTATTAAAATAAACCAGATATTTATTAGAAGAAAAAACAATAGTCGGTTTATTTGCTTGTATGGATTGAGTACAATGATTATTTTTACCAGATTGGTCATACCATATATTTACATAAACAGTAGATGAACCAGTCGCCCAAGAAGCATATGTTGTTCCTGTATTATTCAGTCCAACCGTAAGATATGATTGAGTAGCATCAGCATAAAAATCGATGCTTGTATTATCAATTGACCGAGTGACATTGAATACTGGACCGGTATATGAAGGAACAACCAATCGTGTAGAATAACAACCATACATAATGCTTGCTGTTTGAAAATAATAAATAGATGAATATTTGACAAGTGTTGCCCCGTTATTATTAATTGTAATTGATACATTATCAAATCCCAACTGATAATATGGGTCTGAAGAAACGATTTCTAAAGTCTGCGAAGCAAATATACCATTACCTCTAATACCATTATTATTCAAGAACATTGCAGAAGGAGCAACAAATCCACCTACACCAGGATTTGAAGCAATACCATACCCATTTGTAAACAAATTAGTTGATAATGCTGAATACCAGTTAATACCATCTGGAGAATACCCGATATAATTTGAACCAGTTCCTATAAAACGTGTCCCATTCCAACAAATAGAATTACAACCATTAGGAAAAATAGAGGTGCCTTTCGTTCCTAGACCATTCCAATTTATTCCATCAGTTGACCATGCTAATGAATTTGAACCTATTCCACCTGCAACCCAAATTGGTCCATTATAACAAACACAATAACCTTGTGTAGTAAATACAGTTGTAGATATAGGCGTCCATGTTGTAGTCCCAGGATTTGATTGATTTATATAAGTCAAACCAGGAGAAGTAGATAAAGGACAAACCCAAGTGTATCCATTTGAAGCAGGACAACCGACTGCGTTTGAAAGCGTACTACTCATTTGAGTCCAAGATGTCCCTGTTGTAGAATAATAAGCATTACCAGAAACGCCTTGTGTAATCATAAAAACCGTTCCATTCCAAAAAACTGATCCCCCTCCTGTAAAATTTGAAAGAGTCGTTCCATTCCATGTGGCTCCATTATTAGAATAAGCAACTGTATTTGCACCGGTTCCTGTTATAACCCATGTATTTCCATTGTATATGATTCCTGTAACACTTGTTGTAATTGGGTTTGATATTCCGGTCCATATAATTCCGTCATATGAATATGCCAGTGTATTTGTTCCTTGACCGCCAGCTAACCATATAGAACCATTCCAAAAAGCGGTTATACCTTGTGTCGAGAAAACAGTTTTTCCGAGAGAAGTCCAACTAATACCATCAGGTGAATACGCCATTGTATTTACAGTTCCTGAACCAAACGCAAGTGTTGGATGCTGAATAAATGGAATGGGTTTAACGCCATAATTCGAATATACTCCGAATACATCGGTAAAATTTGAAATATTCGGTGAAGAATAAAAATTAACCCCATCATATGAATAAACTGATTGTGGGGGTTGTGCACACACCCAACAAGTACCATTCCATGTAATACTTTTGAATTTAGTTATTGAACCGCCATTTATTGTGCTATATTGATTTAATCCACTCCAATTAATTCCATCATATGATGTAAATATATCAGGAAGACCTGTTGTGAATCCTAAAAAATAAGTTCCATTCCAAGTGACTGAATAACCATTACTTGCTGAACCAAGATTACTTGAACTTTGTTTCCAATTTATACCATTATATGAATAAATAAAATTATTACCAGCACCTCCACCTCCACCAATTCCTACAAAAATAGTTCCATTACATGTGATATTATTAAGAAATGTTGTATTTCCTACAGATGCAGATATTCCGTACCAGTTAATTCCATTATATGAATACGCAAGTATATACGTTCCGCTACCACAAGCAGTATATACTGAACCATTGTAACTAAATGCATAACAACTACTAAAAATATTATTACTATTAGTTACTCCAATCCAAGTATAACCATCATAAGAATATGCGATTGATTGAGAACCTGAACCACCTATAAGCCATAAATTGTTATACCAAAAAGGCTGATAACATTGTGAAAATCCGAATGTTCCTATTCCAGTCCAGTTTATTCCATTCGTAGAAACCGCAATAGAATTTCCCGATGTATTATAACATCCACATATCCATAATTTACCATTATAACTAAGCCCTGAAATGGATGAATATACAAATGGATAATTTGCAGAATTTACAAATGAAGTATTTATAGTATTCCAATTAACACCATCGGTTGAATATGCTAACGTATTTGAAGTAATACTATTTCCTGTAGCAATTGTAAGATTTCTTTGGAACTGAATCGAATGTGGTCGTCGAGCATTGAAACCTATATCGAAAGATTGTATGGAAGTTCCTTGTCCTAACCAGTTAATTCCATTATATGAAGTAGCGATTGAATTTGTTCCACCATTCGGATTCCCATTTATAAACAGTCTTCCGTTCCATAAACTCTTTGGATATTGAAGTGCTCCTGTATTTATAATAGTACCTAATCCTGACCAATTAATTCCATCAGATGAATAACCATAAGTATTTCCCCCATAACCACTAGCAATTATTATTTGTCCATTCCAAGCTAATGAATTTGTCATATTGGCATTAATAGAAGTAAATAATGTAGTATTACTAGTTGTCCAGGTTCCTTGTCCTGAAGGATTTATATTATAACTAATAATAGGAGTTCCTCCATTACTACCTATAATTATCCATTTATCTCCCATCCAGCATATATCCGAACAAAATGAAGAAAATGGTGTTGTAGTTATTTTTGTCCAAATAATTCCATCAGGAGAACTTGTTAATGTATTTCCTCCTTTACCACCTGCTAACCAATAATTTCCATTCCATGCAAGACTATATATATTACTACTAAAAGGACTAGGAGTATTTATCCAATTCAATCCATCATATGAATATGAAATACCTGTTGGTGCAAACTCTAGTATTAATACATATATTTTTCCATTATAAACTATTCTCCATGGATTAGTTCCTGGTGTAGTTAAACTTCCTGTAGTTTGCCAATTTATTCCATTATATGAATATCCTGCATTATTTTGAGATTGATAAGTAAAATTCCATTTAAATCCATCATAAAATACTCCAGCACTTCCAGAACTTGGCATTTGCGTCACTCCTAGTCCATTGAATATTATTCCGTCATTTGAAAATACAATACTATTACCGGATTGTCCTAATAATACTGTTCTATTTTGAATAGCAGGTCCAAAAGTATAAACTTGGTCACCATTTAATGGAGTTCCATCCATTTGTGCTATTATTTGTGATTCAGTTATTACTATAGGTGCATTAAAGGCTACCGATTGTTTATTCAATGTTGTTGTATTTGTTGGAAATGTAAATGTAGCCGTTACTTGATTTGAAGTTTGTTGTTGTATAATAGCTCCTAAATCGGTAGTTCCAAAACCTATAAAATTACTCGGATTTATAGACATATAAAATAGGCAAATAATATAATTGTTTTGTTAGACCTTTTACATTCATCGTTGCTATGAAGTGCTCTGTACATATATACTAGTTAATTATTTAAGGGTTTACATATTTTCGAATCGCACTTCGTAATAGATGTGCAAAGTAACCAATCCAATTCATTCATTTCTGCCCCTTCGATGGCATATTGAATGAAAATTGGTTTACACTTTTTAACCTTTACACCTTTGCACTTTTATACCAATGAAGATTTATACCAGTGAATAATTAAAATGGCGCTTCGCAGTACATTTTAAATCGGCGATTGAAAGGTTAAAAGGTATAAAAGAATTGATATCAATACAAATTATTCTGCTCAATTTTTACAGAAAATCCAGAATATCCAGGTTGATAATATGCAGGTGTCACTATATCTAATGAAGATTTTCCATTAATAGAAGCATTGAGGATCATCTGACTTTGTATAGGAACAGCACCAACTCCTGGATTACTAGCTACACAATTTCCATAGGTTGAAAAAATATTACCAAAAGTTGAACCATTAGAATAACCATTATATCCACCATACCAATTAATACCATTAGGAGAATATGCAATTGCATTTCCGCCATATCCAGTAGCGACAAAGCGGACACCATTCCAACAAACACCTAATCCTGCTATATTAAATGGACTATTTGACACACCTGTCCATGTAATTCCATTAGTTGAATATGCTATTATTGTCGTAGATGAACCAGCCGGTTGGCCTACAGCGACCCATGTAGACCCATTCCATGTTATACCATAAGCATTTCCGACAGTTCCGGTTGTGTCAAACACACCGGTTATTTGGGTCCAACCCGTAGCTCCGGTTATATCGAATGTATAAGCTAAACAATTTGACCCCTGACCTGTTGCAACCCAAGTATTGCCATTAGTAGTAATATCATAACCAAGTGTTGAAAAGACTGATGTACCTATACCGGTCCATGTAATAGAATCGGGAGAATAAGCAATAGTATTTCCTCCTTGACCCATTGCTATCCATGATGTTCCATTCCATGCTACACCATATCCATTTTTTGAAAAAACGATATTTCCTAGACCAAACCAATAAGTTCCATTTTGCGAATATGCTAGAGTATTTGCTCCTGCTCCAGTAGCTATCCAATATTGTCCATTCCAACTTATACCATTTCCAGAAGTCGAGAAAATATAATTCCCTAAGCCTGTCCATTGTAAACCATCTTGTGAAATAGCCATAGTATTTACAGAACCTAACCCAACTGCGACCCATAGAGAACCATTCCAAGCAACATCATAGCCTTCGCCATCGAAAATATTTTGTCCAAGACCTCTCCAAGTAATACCATCTTCAGAATACGCTATGGTATTCTGTCCAGTTCCGACTGCAACTGTAGGATGCTGGATATAGACATTCGGTGGAGCATTATAATTTGAAGCGAAACATCTACCTGAACCAAAAGGAGTTAAATAAGTCGTCCAATTAATTCCATCATAAGAATACGCGTTTGATGCGCTATTTCCTCCCATTTGCCAACGGATACCATCCCAAACAATAGCATAAGCACCAGTTGATTGTGAAAACGGGGTTGAACCTAGTCCTGTCCAGTTAATACCATCATATGAATAAGCAGCACAATTTGTTCCTGCTCCAACGGCAATAAACATGTTGCCATTCCATGCAACCTTCCATCCATATTTTGTAAAAATAGAAGGCACTCCAGTCCATACAATTCCATCATAAGAATAACTTATATACGGAGGTGCAGCTGCAACTGCTACCCAAATAATTCCATTACTACAAATTCCTCTAATAGTTGAAACTACATTTTGGTTAACTGGACTCCAATTAATTCCATCTTTTGAATATTTCATATAATCAACAGAAGTATTACCACCAGTATTTACAGCAATAAAATAACTACCATTCCATGCAACATCGCGAAAAGCATTTGTATATGTTCCAGTTATATATGGATAAACACCTATCCATAAAATTCCATCATAAGAAACTGCTATCGAATTACCATATGGTCCTGTACTTCCTGTTCCAACAGCAACCCATATAGTTCCATTCCAAACTACACTATAACATGTAGAAAAAATTGTTGATCCTAATCCAGTCCAGTTTATCCCATCATAAGAATAAGCTAATGCGCTATTATCACTTCCACCTCCACTCCCGCCAGAAATCCATATTTTTCCATTGTATTTTACACACATCATATATCCAAAATTAAAATTTGCTGTTGTCCAATTTATTCCATCATATGAATATTTATTTGAAGATGTAGCATATTGACCACCGGCTATAACCATATATCTTGGAATTGTTATTGAATGAGGTCTTAAAGAGTTATATTCTATAGTCTTTCCAGCGGTTGTAATAATAGATGTACCTAAACCTATCCAATTAATACCATTCAAAGAATATGCCAAAGTATTTCCTGTCTGACCCATCCCAATAAAATATTTCCCTGTCCATTTTATTAAATTTGTTTGAGTAGAAAACACAGTGGTTCCTGCTCCGACCCATCCTGATTGTCCTGTAGAGTCGGTTGTATAAATAAATGTATTTCCGCCGATTCCGCCTATTGTCCATTGAGAACCATTCCAAACAGGTGTTGTAACAGATGTCGATAATGAATATGATATATTTGTCCAATTAATTCCGTCAATAGAATATGCTAACCGTGATGTTCCTGAACCGCCTGCTAACCATGTATTTCCATTCCATGTAACACCATAGACAGTTGTAAATAATGCTGTTCCTGAGGTTGATACAGTCCATGTAGTTCCATTTGTAGAATATGCTAATTTATTACCTCCGGCTACCCATATAGACCCATTCCATGCTACCACTTGACCAGTTGTTAAAATGGAAGTTCCTGTTCCTGTCCACTGAATACCATCATATGAATATGCTAACCCGTTTGTTCCACTTCCTGTAGCTACAAACAGAGAACCATTCCAAGCTATATAATTACATGATGTAGAAAAAATGGTTTTTCCTAAGGGTGTCCATAATTTTCCATCCCAAGAATATGCTAGTGTATTTCCTCCGGTTCCTCCAGCTGCCCATATTCTACCATTATAAGCTAATGTATTTTCAGAAGTAGTGAATGTAGTAGAGCCTAATCCATTCCATGTAAGGCCATTTGTAGAAAAAGCGATTGAATTTCCTCCTTGGCCTCCACCAACAAATAGGGGCTGTTGAGCCGGTCCAAAAGTGTATTTTTGTTCTCCATTCAGGCAGTATCCATTGATGCCCACAGTTATATCATTTGTTAAGATGGCTACTGATTGATTAAATGTCATATTATATTTTTGATTTGTAGAATTTTGCATCCTTATTTCAATCGTATTTACAGTTTTTGCGTTTATGATTGATAAAACATCTGTATTGGTTCCGTATACATTTACTAAAAAATTACTTGACATATACTATATTTTACGTGTATATTTTACATCTATAAAATATACAATCAATAAACCCAATCAATAAATACTATTTGATGTAATATTAAAAGAGACATTTGTAAATCCAGATTGAAAATAAGGGTCTGATGAAATGACTTCTAAAATCTGTGAAGAATATACACCATTTCCAGTTATACCATTATTGTTTAATATCATTGCCGAAGGGGAAATGAAGGCACCTACACCTGGGTTTGAAGCAACCCCATTCACCGTTGTAAATAATCCAGCTGTCAATGCAGAATACCAATTGACACCATCTGGAGAATATCCGGCATAAGTACCTCCGAATCCTACAAATCTAGTTCCATTCCAGCAAATTGCTGTACAACCATTTGGAAAAATGGTACTTCCTATGCCTGTCCAATTAATTCCATTATATGAATATGCTAATGAATTACCTCCTGCACCACCAGCAACCCAAATAAGACCATTATAACATACACAATAACCAGTTGTAGTAAAAATATTAGAAATTCCTATATAACCAGTAGAACCAGTGGAATTATTTGTATAGAATAATCTATTTGTTGGGCCATTTGTGGTGAATACCCATAATTGTCCATTTGAAGCTGGAATTCCATTAAAGTTTGCGCCACTCGTTTTTGTCCAATTTATACCATCATATGAAAAATAAGATAATCCACTTGAACCATTCGCATTACATGTAATTAAAAAAACCGTTCCATTCCAATAAACTGAACTACCAATAGTGAATCCAGTAATAGTTACTTTCGTCCAATTAAGACCATCATTTGATATAGCAATATTTCCATTTACTCCACTTCCAACGGCCACGTAAATACTTCCATTATATGCAATTCCATTAACAGATGTTGTAATAGGATTTGTTATTCCTAGCCACTGAATTCCATCATATGAATATGCCATTGTATTTCCTCCTTGACCACCAGCTATCCAGAAAACCCCATTCCAAAATCCAATATTTCCTGCGGTAGAGAAAACATTTTTTCCTAATGAAATCCAAATAATACCATCGGGTGAATAAGCCATTGTATTTATACTACCTGAACCAAACACAAGAGTTGAATGCTGAATAAATGGTATTGGTTTAATACTGTAATTTGATTGGACACTTGTTATTTCACTAGAAAATGAACTACTAGGCGAAGCTGCTAAATGAATACCATCATATGAATAGGCTAATGTGTTTGCTCCAGTACCTCCAATTGTCCATACACTGCCATTCCATGAAACCGAATTAACAGAATTTGTAATAATTGTATTTCCATTTCCTTTCCAATTAATACCGTCATATGAATAAGCCGATGTATTAGCCAATTGTCCTCCGGCAACGAAAACTGTTCCATTCCATGCTACTGTACTTCCAACTGAAAAAATCGAATTACCTAGACCGGTCCAATTAATACCATTATATGAATATGCAATTGTATTTCCAGTACCTTGTCCAACAGCAACGAATAGAGAACCATTCCAGACAACTGAATTTCCTACAGATGAAAAAATAGAATTTCCTAAACCGGTCCAGATTTTTCCATCCCAAGAATAAGCAATTGTATTCCCAGTGCCTTGTCCAACTGCTACATAAATCGAACCATTATAAGCAAAATCCATACCATAACTTGTAAATATTGTCGTTCCTAATCCTATCCAAGTATACCCATCGTATGAATATGCCATAGTGTTGACTGATAATCCCCCTCCCAATAACCACATGGAACCTGTCCAATATGGTGTATTTCCACTGTCAGGAAAAATATAAGAAGCTAATCCTGTCCATGAAATTCCATTATTAGAAACCGCAATAGTGTTTCCAGATGAACCAGAATTAGGACAACCCATAACCCATATCCTACCATTATAACTAATTCCAGAGCCATATGATAAACCAGTAGTAATATTTGTTCCAAGACCAGTCCATTTAATACCATCTAGTGAATATAAAATAGTATTTCCACCACGGCCACCTGCAATAGTAAGATTCCTTTGAAATGTCACAGAGTTTAATCGACGATTATTGATGCCGACATCTATTGGTCTGCTAATAGTTCCTTGACCTATCCAATTAATTCCATTATAAGAAGTCGCGAATGAATTACCGATAGTTCCTGTTGAATAGTTACTAATAAATACTTTCCCATTCCATACTGATTGCCCGCCGGCCAGTGTATTTTGGTATATAATAGGTCCTAGACCCGTCCAATTAATGCCATCATTTGAATAAGCAAAAGTATTTCCAACACCATCTGTTATAGCATTTCCGGTTGCTATCATAATCTTACCATTCCAAGCTATTGTAAATACCCTTCCGGCATTAATAATATTTGGAAAAACCGGACAAGAAATAGTAGTCCAAGTGCCTTGTCCTGAAGGATTTGTATTAATAAGAATTTTGTCTCTTATAATAACCCAATAACTACCATTCCAACATACAGCTCCAAGTCCTGCCCCCAAACCCCCTAACCCAATCCAAGTTATACCATCAGGCGAAAATGAAAACGCATTACCACTAGAATTAGTTCCACTGCCTAACCAAAAACTACCATTCCAAGTAGCAGCATAAGTATAATTTATTTGTGAATAAATTAGATTCCAATTAATACCATCATATGAATAAGCCATATTATTACCTCCTAGAGTATAAAATGTGATTAAGTAAATTTTTCCGTTATAATTTATTTTAGTAGCACTACCGGTTGCGTTAGTTAATGTAGCAACAGTTTGCCAATTAATACCATTATATGATATTGATACAGTAATATTATTCACTCCAATCCATTTTATTCCGTCCCACATAATTACCTGATTCGCTTGTGAAGTTCCTAATCCATTGAACACTACATTGTCATTCGAAGAAACATTATAATTTGTTCCTGACGTTCCAACTAAAAGATTCTTATTCTGAATCAATGGTCCAAAAGTATATACTTGGTCTCCATTCAGTGGTGTTCCATCCATAGCCACCGTAATATCAGTTTCTCTTATTAAAGTAGGACTACTGTAATTGATTGAATAAGAACCCAAAGTTGTGCCTGTAGCAGGTATGTTTATGACATTCGTATTCCATTTATATATTAGGGTTCCTAAATCCGCGTTCTGGCCATTTATATTGACAATAAAATTAGTATTATATGGCATATATAATACTAATACATTCCGTATCCGGGGGCGAATCGCTTCGCTATCCCCGGACGCCCCCGGGCTCCGCCCCTATATTTTGATTATTATATCCGATGACTATTCTTCTCCCTGCATGAACCCCTACTGATATTTATTTTTCAAGATGTCATGAAGATATTATATTTTCTTGACCAAATTATAGAAAGGTTTTATAGAAAGGTTTTATAGAAAGGAGGGGGTCGTAGGGGGAACCATGGGTTCCCCTACTTTACTCGTAGTCTTCCTCCTGTAGTTCGCTCGTGCAATCCAAGAAAAAATTGTCATCTGTTGCCGTCTCAATTTTTTCAAAAACGGTCGGCTTGGCATTCCGCTTACTAGTTCCGCGTTTTGAGTCCCCGCGCTTTTGTTTTTTCGTGACAACCACTACCTCCTCCGCTTCATCGTCTTCAATCTCGTCTTCAATCTCGTCATCATCATCGTCCTCATCATCTTCATGTTCATCGTCATCCACTACAAATCCATCCTTGACATATCCCGCCTTGGTTCTTGGTAGGCCTTCCAATTCGTCATCATCATCTTCGGATACTTCAGAATCCTCGTCACCAATATCTTCAAACCCACCGAACAACTCTTCATAATAGGCCTCCCATTCGGTTTTCTTTAGCGCGGTTTTATCCGAAACTAAGACACAAGAACCGAAAAACAAGACTTTATCCATGGGAGGCGGGAAGTCATATTTATTTTCTTGACCGGCCTTACCAGTAATTTTTCCATAAAGCGAAACAATAGTTCCATCGGATAGGGTCCATTGATGTGCGAGTTCAAAGCCTTCATTCGTCTTAAATCCGGCTTTCTTATAAAGTTCGTCTGTATTAAATGATTTAATAAGTGATTCCTTTATGACACCTGTTTTATCGACGAGCAAAATTTTCTTTGACATTATTTAGACAATTCATAATACGTTTATATCATTTTCTTTGTTAAATATATATAAACATGTCCACTACATCCACAACTACATTTTCATTAATAAATCCATCTACATGGTTCTCGTCAAGTTCTTCTGCTCCTACTGCTGACCCTGCAAAAATAAAAGCAGCTGAAGATAAATTAAATGCAGTTAAAGTCGAATGTGACACAAAAATACAAGAAGCTACAACTGAATTAAATAAAGAAAAATCATTACCACTCCCAACTCAACCGTTAGTTGGTGGCAGACGTCGCAAGTCTGGAAGAAAGTCCACTAACAAGAGAAGAAGACCTGCAAAAAAATCTCTCTTTAATATAACAAAAAAATGGAACCCATTCGCGAAATAAAAGGAGGAAATATAGTAGAATTCGTAGGAAGAGCAGCCGGATATGCTCCTTCAAAAGAAGAACATGCCGAGCTTCTAACAACTCTCAAAAAAGAGTCCGTTCAAATAGAAAAAGAAATAAAACACAAAAAAAAACAACAAAAGAAACTTGGTACAGATATTCTTAGATTGACATCTCAGTTAAGAGGCGTCGACGGTCAAATCCAAAAATCGAAAAAAATAGTGGAAAGCATTTTGGGAGGCAAACGCAGAAGAAGTAGAAGAACAACCAAGAAAGTGAAACGATAGTGAGCGGTAGCGGTAGTTAAACGCGGTTAAAATACACAAGTCAAATATGACCTCTTTTATATGTGGTATTCTTTATTTTTATATATGATTATCTCTATTCTAATCATTTATATCATTCACCAATTATGGATTTATATGACAAACAAATATACGACGAAAAAATATTTAGTAGGTTCTCAAATAGAGAAATATAAAAACATTCTGAGAAAACTTCAAGAAGAAAAATCCGTTCCCAATTCGATTCAAGAAATTCCGCCAGGAGAACCAATTATAACCATCCTACATGACTCTAAGGACGATTTAGAAGAATTCATGAAGGAAATACTTTGATGGATGTCATGAAGAAGATATAGTTATATTTGGTTCTCCAAGATGGCGATGAAGGAATATACCAGTGAATGAGGGCTAGCAAGGCAGAAGCCGATAATATAGCGGAAGATTCCCCCGTAAAAATCTAGAAAATATTCTTATAGAAAGGAGGGGGCTAACATGGGATCCTTGGTACAGCGTAGCGGCCCCCGTAAAATTGATATAAAAACAACGTTTCATATCAATATAAATAACATCTTCATGACCTCTATCAATATGATATCCTCAGAACTATCCGTACAAGAAAAGACCATGATTTTATCCAGGCTCGACGCAAAAACATTAGAACTTTCTTATGAGACAATTCCGCATACGAAAGTTTCCCCCGATTACAACATATGCGTAGGTATCACAGCAGGAGCCAAAGGATATGCCTACATGACATTCCAAGGCCCCCAAGATTACTGTTTCCTGATGGAGACGAATAAAGAAAAGAAAATAGCGAGAATAACAAAAACTAAAATCGATGATTCTATGTCTGTCTTTGCTAATGGAACATTGTTCTATGGAACGATTCTTCCATCTAGTTTTATTATCGAAGACATTTTAAGCTACCAAGGCGTCCCCACAAAATCCCTATTGTTCTCTGAGAAACTAGGCTTCTTAGAAAAATTCATGAATACATGGTCTGGTCAACAGCGATTTCATATCGCCCCCCTATGGGCTGTCAAGAAGGATGATTTATATGATTGTCTTTATGATGTGCCTGAGACCATTAAAACGGCATGTCCTCCATTTCATCATATTCAATACCGGTGTCTTAATAAGACGGCACCATATTTGAATATATTTCCTGCAAAAAAAACGATAGGTGCTGAAAAAAAATCGCCGGGTTTAACCGATAATTACGAACTATTTATCCCGTGGAGAAACGTTAATATATCGAAGCCGCAATATAGACAGCCGACAGTTTTCTTGGTAAAAGCCGACTTGTCGTTTGATATTTATAGATTGTATGCTTATGGTGCGAATAAATCGCGGATTTATTATAATGTGGCCTATATAAAGAATTATAAAACCAGCATTTTTATGAATGGTCTTTTTAGACGGATTAAAGAGAACCAGAATTTAGATGCTATTGAAGAAAGCGATGACGAAGAAGATTTCCAAGACATTTCGTTTGATAAATATGTGGATTTAAGAAAAGAACTTTTGATGGAATTCGTGTTTAATTATAAATTCAAAAAATGGGTTCCTATAAAGGTGGTCGATTCACGCCAAAAAGTAGTCCACATTGGGTTGTTGTAATTAATTCAACCTTCATGACACCTTCGAAGATATATTTTTTTATGTACATTATATATACAGAATATATAATGTCATCTCCTGTAAACGCTTCTACAACATTATTGCCTCCTACAACCGTATCAAGTACGGGTAATCCAACGTTATTTGAACAACCTAATGATAGTGTTCATAATTTGAAAATCGGCGGCCGAAGAAAAAGAGGTTCTCGTAAATCAAAAAGGGAAACAAAACGCAGGGCTGGGTCAAGAAGAAGAACTGCTAAGAGAACATTCTTGAGTAAATGGATGGCTATTGGAAAATAAATATTTACGAACATACAATAATGAAATTAAAGAATTTTTCTATAGTTTATATAAATATGCGAACAATCTATGACCACCTGACCACTTACCACCCATTTTGGGTTAAATGAAGTTTCGCAAGAAAAAAAGTGCAAAAGTGCAAAATTATACTTTTGCACTTTTTTTTCAAGATTTTCATGATGGACCCAAAATGGGTGGTAAGTGGTCAGGTGGTCAGGTGGTCATAATAACCATTAAACCTCCTCAGCCTCCAAGACCTCCTTCGGAATATTAATCATACATTTTTTCTTTTCTTTTGCGCCAGCAATCGCTGTCGCCGGGTCATATTCGACCCTCCATCGGTCCATGTTCTCGAATCCTGTATATCCATCTATATCCGTCGAAGTAATCTTATAATTACATTTCTTATAAAACAACCGCCGAGTATTCCACTGCCGTTTCAAATAATCATGAGAATCCAAAATATCAACTACAATGGGGTTCTGCCCCTTTGCCCTCAAAATCCGACCTACAGATTGCTCAATGTCGGTTTTTGGCGTAGCCATAACCAGTGTTGACAAGGTTTTTATATCGAGTGCTTCTGCCGCCATTGCATAAGTCGCCAATACAATACGCCGGCCTTCTGTTATTTTCAAGTCTTTTTCTTTCATTCCTCCAACATAATATCCTACAGTGTTCTCTTCGTCTGAAATTCGATGCCGAATAGCATCGTATAAAAACGTAAGTAAATCTCGATTATGGGCCAGAACCATGATTTGTTTTTCCGGATTTTCCTTTATTAAATCACCCAAGATTCTTACGATGAAATCAGAGCGAGGTCCAAAAGCACATAATTTCGAAATCATAGTGCTATATTTCGGGGAACCGCGAAAATCATATTCTACTTGATTAAATTCGGGATCTCTTGATTTAAACATAACTGCTCGGACTTGAACGATATCATCGTCGGTTCTCTCTTCAGAATAAATTTTGTCGCCGATAAACATATACAAGATTTTAGTAAGCCGGTCTTTTCTTTCAACCGTAGCAGAGATACCCAACATGTAAGGCGTCACTACTTTGAACAATGTTTTCGAGAATTCTTCGCTGCCTATCCGGTGGACTTCATCTATGACAGTTAGACCGAAAGATTCGAATGAAGCTCCATCAAAATCCCGGCTATACATCGTCTGGATCATTCCGATAACAATATCTCGGCCTTCTACTTCAAACAAAGGCCCTTGAATCTTGCCGACACGGGCCGAAGGCATGAATTCGGCGATTCTTTCTATCCATTGGTTCATAAGGAATTCTTTATGAACGAGTATAAGCGTTTTTTTCTTCAATTGGCTTATAATATTCAAAGCCATAACAGTATTGTGTGTGACTGTCCCTTCGCCTAATACAAACCGCCTATTTCCATCGATTTCAAAACCATAATAATCATCCTCTAACAAAGGTGTCACGAAGATATCATATGTCAAGTCCATGAAATGATTAGGAATTCGATAACCTTGAAATACTGAGGGATCATTCATATTCAAATAATCCAAAAGAGGAATATCGAATACTTCACCTGATTGTCTTTCTTTCAATGAAAGAATATGACTTTCATTGACAACATAGAACCATCCCGAATCTTTCTGCGAAATTTTATACATTTTTTCTCTTCCCCTAGCTAACGAGAGAACACGTCTAGAGCGCATATCGTCGCCCATAATTAGGTCGCCGACTACAATATGTTCAACGTTTTTGACACGTCTATCGTACATCATTACGGGGGTTCCCTTTGCTAGACATTTGCCCTTCCCACAAGGGACCTCTAATATAGCACCTCCTCCGCCAACACTTATGATGGCTTTATGAGACCCCATTTCCGTAACCTGTCCTGTAGGTAGATTTGAGGCCTCCATAGGAGGCGCGACGTAGTCAATATATACTTTAATAATCTTTTTTTGATAATCACGCAAGTCTTTCACAAATGGGACATCGATATCGGTCCCCAGAGATAATTCCGATTTGTCAGGTAGGCCATATCGTTTAATACCGTAAAATCTAGGCAAATAAACTTTCGCTGCATTATCCCGGTAAATTGGGAAGGAGTCATCGACGCCCTTAACCTTAGGCCCAATAGTAAATGGTGTCATTATTAATTCCTTCTTGACACATTCTAAGTCGGTTTCAGTTAAAACCGATTTGGGAATAGTATATCCCTTCTTGCCAAGATATGCCGTCTTCCGAACTATCTCATTGTAACCCGGTGTTTCTTTTATGACATTTTTGATTGTTGATTTTGTTAATACTTTGGGCTTCTTGAATGATGGCATTATATAGTATCTAAATTTATCTTTAGCATCTTTTCAATTTTATATTTTCTTTAATGGTATTCAAAAAAGAGAGTCGTAGAAAAATATAATAGAATATATTATATTCAATGAAACTAAGCGATTTTACAAAATCATTATCCCCTTTAGAAATAGCTGCATTAGTAATTTTTATAGTGTATATTGTATTTCCTTTTAAGACACCGCTTTTCTTGGCCGGAGTTGTAAATACTCCTATAGGATTATTGGTGGTTCTCATAATAACATTATATTTATTTTTCTATACCAACCCTATATTGGCCGTCGTTTATATCTTCGTGGCATATGAACTCATCCGCAGAACTTCTTTAGTGAAAGTCGCTGCTTCGGATAATTACATGGTGCGTTCTTCTCCAAGTGAGGCTGAACGAACACTTGAAATGACCCATATGAATCCTGCACATAAGGTTACATTGGAAGAAGACGTTGTTTCAAAGATGGCTCCAGCAACGGTTTTTCAACATGTCGAATCATCGAGCGGATACAAGCCTGTCATCGAGAAGACCAGCGGTTCTCTCTTTCGTTAGAGTCAAAAACATGATTTCTAGAATTTGTCATAAAGATATATTATGATAAATTCTTTTTACTTCCCAGGTTGATTCATTCTAGACATTTTATACCGATAATGTCCAATCAAAGCCATAAGATAAATAGCAAATAGCAAAGTATAAAAATAAATAGATGTATAGAAGAACGACCCGCCTTTTCCAGCAAAATGAAACCACTTCAATAAGAAATAAATTGCGGTATTTATAAAAATAACGCCTACAAATCCTAATTGGAAATGATAAATGGGAACGAGCGGTTTTTCACTCGCCGTTTTTGGGTCAGGATTCTTCTCCATGGTGGTCTTGAAGAATAAATTAAATATATTATCTGTAAAGAAACCCCAGTCCATTTCCACGTTATCAAAACTGGGTGTCACACCTTTTGTAGTAAACTGATTTAGATATGTTGCTGGGTCGAATATGCGTTGATACTGTAGGACAATCACAGAGGCCATGAAGAAAATAAAAACATAAAACCCGATGATGGTAGCAAGAGGTTTATTATTTAGGATCCCGTAATTAATGAATGCAATAGCAAATCCGAAAAAAAGAGCACCTGTATAAACATCGGCGGCATTCGTTCGGTTTAATTTGCGTTGGGCGGAAAAATCTTCATTATCATGAATGAGTTCAACGATTAATATTTTATGGGCTATGGGGGTCACAAAGACGGCAGCAATGACTAAAACAAAGAATCCGAAGAAATTAAGCATTGTTTTTATAGTCGAATTAGCAGCATCGTTTTTTATTTTATTACTATCCATAGGAATAATGACCCCGGCAGTTTGGGCGATATTCGGGTCGGATTCATCGATGGGCTGGCAATATCCGGCAACAGTAACGGGTCCTGTAGGATTATCTGTAACAACTTTTGCGACTGATGCGACTGATGCGACTGATGCCCCACTTGGTGCTGTCGTTTTAGAAGACATCATTCCTGACAAATCATCTAGAGATGGTATATCCGTATTTGGCATGGCTGCGGCAGTTGTTGGGCTCGTAGAATCCCCATCGAATCCTTCAATAATATTTCCTAAAATGGGTTCAGTATATAAAACCGAATATTCATTCACGTAGGGTGCTAATGAAATGCTGGAAGCATGTTTCAAATTCGTAAATGACGACCCAACCAAAATGGGAACAGTAAAAACGGCAACAGAAGAAGATTCCAAATAATTATTTTTATATAAAATGGCTTTCTGTTTTGGTATATATCTATTTAATTCTAGGAGAACATCGGAAGAACCATCGACCAATTTATCGATATCTGTTCTCAACCCTGCTGATGTTTTCAATAAAAAACACGTATATAAGGGATCCGTTAAATTAGTTAAAGGCAAATGTTCTATGATTAATTCGGCGTCGTATTCCATATTTCCCACTCTATTAATGGGCGCAGTAATATATAAATTCTTCGTGACATATCCGGAACCGAAAACGGCTATATTCGGTTGATTTGGTTTAGATGAATATGGGATTTTTATGAATCCGCTTTTATCTATCCGGTCTTGAAATTGTGTTTTATAAAATTGGGTGGGATAGTAATTGTATTGGACTTTATCGGAATTATCTATATTTTTGTTTGTTTCAAAATACATCTATATGATTTATTGATAAATTATTTCGCCATCACCACCAGATAGAGGCAATCCTGTTTTTTTTAATCCACTGAGTTGGTTCTGTATGACTTCTTTTGAAAGGGCCAGTTGCCGAGGGCGTTGTAAGCCGTTTGAGGATTTCTCTACGGGTTTTGTAGGATTTTCTGTTTTTAATGGTTCTACAAGAGGGGCCTTCGATTCTGAATTGACTTCCACTTTCGCTTCCGGTTCTATAGGGGTTTCTTTTATTATATTCAAAGGAGCCTCCGATTTAACAACTTCTTTTTCAGGAGCCACTTCAGGGGCCTTTACAGATGTAACAGAAAGAGTCACAGGTGGGACCACTGTGGTAACTATAGGTGTAACTACAGGGGTAGTTTTCATAGGAACAACCGGAGTTTCATTAATCTTAACAACATTTTCAACACCAACAGGAGGTAAAATCTCAGAAACTGATTGTGTAATAAATGTAGGAGTTATCTCATGTTCTTTTATATCAACGAGAACCTTTCCATTTGCCACTATCTGAGAACTTCCTACTTGTGCCGCCGTCGATTTAACAGAAACAAATCCTTCTTGACCTTCGCTAGATGATACCGGTGGTTCTGTTTGAGCAGACAAAATAAAATCCCCAGGAATTGATACGCGGTCCCCAAATAATCTTTTTAAATACGTATATGATTTTCCTACTAGAAAGTTCATATCGATTGCATTTTTAGACATCTTATAATATATACATACACTTTCTTATGAATGAAAACGCGGCAAAAATCATTGTTCTTCCTCCACCGAAGGAACAAAAGGAACGAAAAGAATCGAACTCAGAAGATGAAACCAAAAAAGTCGCCAAAAAAGAGGTCATAAAAAGACAAATAACAACGACAGCCAAATGGACATTTTCACAAGACGATATACGCCAGGTCAATCAACCAAATCATCTTTATGACAAAGCTAAACAACCCCTTTTGTATCAACAAATTAAAGCCAAACTTTCGAGTTATAGAGCCCAGGATATCGAGAAAGGGTTCGTAGACCAACAACTAATGGATATTTCGGGAGTCATACAGAAATTCGAACAATGTAATTTCAAATGTTTTTATTGTAAAGAAATAGTATTAATCCTTTATGACAATGTACGAGACCCATGTCAATGGACTCTTGAAAGACTCGATAATAAACGCGGACATGTTCTCGATAATGTAGAAATCGCTTGTCTTTCTTGTAATTTGCGAAGGAGAACCATGAAATATGAGAGGTATATTATGACAAAAGAAATCCAGAAGGTGGTTAAGATATAATATGCTATTCAGATTCTAGAAATACCTGTTGTGTTTCTTTCGACTTTAATACAAGAATTATAATAATCTATTTCATGATTACTGAATAAATTATACTTTTTAGTTAATAAACTAAATAGTGATTGATCATGTCTATGTTCTATAAAACAATCAAAATTATGAGAGATTGAAGGGGTGTCATCGATATTATGATAATCACTTGATAAATTCACCCATTCATTTACAAAGGTTCTCACTTTATCACAAAGATAATACAATACAGCACCTCCTTGTCTTTGTCTAGAATTCAAATAAATATCATCTAACATATCTAATTGTAATAATAAATCCATTTTATTGAATTGTTTTTCTATGAACATTTCATTTACCAATGACCCAAAAATAATGTCTTTTTCAACAACCGTAAATAAATCATTCATTTCTTTTTGTTGGTGTCTATCAATTTCACAGCCAGCATCCAAATATAACAATATATCACCATCTTTCATTTCTTTCATTGTTTTTTGAATAAGATATGGTTTCCATAACCAATATCCATATCCTCGTTTATTATTTTCAATGAATTCTGAATGTTTGCTCCAAAATGCTTCGTCGGCTTTCAAATCAGCATCTGTATAAAATATTATTTTATCGAAAACCCCAATATCTTCGGCTTGTTTTTTTAAACGTTCTCCAGCTTCATACAAATTCTGGGGTCCTGCTGCAAATGTAATAAAATATTTCATGTATATAAAATATTTTATTTCTTTAATTCAATAATTATACAATTTATATTTCCACCGTCTCATCAAATAATTGGAAGACATCACGGTCATGAGTAATAATCATAATACATTTCTTATAGGACCTAAAATGTTGTATTAAAGCCAAGACCTCCCGCTTCAATCCCGGGTCCAATGCGTTCGTTGGTTCGTCCAAAACCAATATCTTCGTAGGGTTAATTAAACCACTTATCAAATTCGCCACCTGGCGTTGCCCTCCTGAAAGGTTCTCTCCCAAAGCTCCAGCATATCCATCTTCAAAATTGACATTCCTGTATAACTCTTGGATTTTAGGATATTCTAAAATCTCTTTCAAATGTCCATTGCATTTTGAAGAGTCTTTACATCCATAAAAAATGTTCTCGAGAACCTTCCTATCAAACAATCTGGAATTCTGGTTTACATAGGTTATGTTCTCTCGAATATAAGTAGGGTCTATCTTCTTGATATCCGTACCATCAATATAAATATTCCCTCCAGTAGCGTCATGAAGACGTAATATCAATTTGACGAAAGATGATTTCCCATTCCCCGACATTCCAGTAATTCCTATTATTTTCTCATTCAAATCCAATTCTTTATTATAATATTGGAAAACGGGTTGGTCAGCCGCCGGATATTTAAAAGAAACGTTTTTAAAGGAAATCGTGTCGAATGGCAATTTGACCGCCGTATATTCTCCTCTAGTTTTAATTAATTCTTTGATATCTTCATTATTAATCATCTCGTTGAATTCACGTAGAATCAAATCGATTCGTCCCGCCAAATCCATATTATGAGGAATACTTTGGATGGTGTCGGAAATATTATCACGATACATTATTAGTATTGTCAAGAAGGTTACAACAGTAATGGTATCAATCTTTTTTTGTGAAAATAAATAGAGAATGTAATACATTGAAGAGAACATTACGACGTAAATTCCTGTATTCATGACAAACATATGATTGGTCATATAGGTCGTCATATCTAATGAATATTCGATACATTCTTTGGTTTTTTCTTCCATAACCCTGATTTCTTCCGCCATGGTTCCTCTATAAATGACTTTGTCGATGTTATTCAAATTGTCCAGAATATACCGTTCATTACCTATGACTATGGCTTCTTGTTTTTGTTTGTATTCAAACATCGGTGTCCAACAGATAAACAAATAGCAAAATAATATTATATTCAAGACAATAAATATAGTTCCTAGAGCAAAATTCTTATAATAAAAATAGGTGGTTATAACAAATAAGAATCCCATAGTAGGTATTAGATTCGTGAGAATATCGTTTATTAAAGACGTTGCTGCTGTTGCTATCCGAGTAATAGGCGTCATAAAATCTGCAAAATTGATATTTTTCATATCTTCGTAATTCGTTTTAAGAATGAATTCAAATAATTCCTTCTTGACCCAATTCGTAAGATTCGTTAGAAGATTATTTTGCATTATTTTGTATAAATAAAGAATGACAAGGTATAAAACAGAAATTCCTACGAATGCCCAGAAGAACCAGAAAATGTTGTCGGTGTCATTTAAATTCACATATTTAATAATATTCGCGTTTATTTTAGAAGAAATGTTCGTGTATATGAATGTGAGAACAAGGGCTAAAACTAAAAGCCAAATCATATTTCCTTTATGTTGTTGGAAAAATTTTTCAAATAGATAAAGGAATATATTCATATATATTTCTTTGTAGATATATTTTGGGTCAGATTTTATACATCTTTATATTTTTTTTATAGTTTATTATACATGAATAATGTAAATGAAACTAGAATACACATGTATTATAAATCAAGAACCGGAAAAAGTAGTAAAACGACTTCCTCAACCATTATTTACACCTCCTCTTAGTTCTAGTGTAATAGGGAAACTTCTACCTCCTGTGTTGAAGGATAATTCACTGGTTTATTATAAACCACATTCATTATCAGAAATAGGGACCGTCGTAAATTCAAAAATAAAAAGCATTCGAACTTAGTGATATTATATAAAAATATATCAATATATTATATATGACACTAAAATATACTGTTACTATAAATCCCCAACATGAGGCTGAAAAGGCAGCAAAATCAATTCCTACTCCAGAATATGTTCTCCCTCTTTTAGCAAGAGCAAGAGGAAAAAGTCTACCTCCTATTTTTGGAAATAATGCAACAATTTATTATAAACCTCATTCATTGGCGACTTCGGGAGTAGGAACCGTTAGAAATTCTAGTAGAAAAGGGTTTCGAACTTAATCTTCATGTTCATTCTCGTCTTCATCCTCTTCTGATTCCGTATCAGATTCATCTATAATAACCTGATTATGATATCTATCGTCATTTGATTCTTCTTGATCTTCATCTTCTCTATCAGATTCACTATCAGAACCACTATCAGGTAGGACAGGCGTAGAACTGCGTTGAACAATGGGTGCTAACCGTAACAAAATAGGCGGCCGTCGAAATGATTCATCTCTATGAGATTCCATAAACTTATCATCACGGTCATAAAAATGCAAATATTTTTCTTCAAAAAAATACTTGCACTGTCGAACCGACGAAAAAGGGTTACTAGAAATGAGATGGACTTTGCGTCGGCCAAAATTTGGGCTATATTCAACAAATTTATGTAATTTACGATGAAGAATGCGTTGAGCATGTGCCTTTTTATGAAGGTTCAATGAATATTGTGAGAACACAAATAAAGTCAAGTAGGGTTTCATGGCTTTCATCAATAAATCTTTCGGAAAATCCGCATGGATGGTGAATCGCATATGGTTCTCAATAAACATCTCACGACATAGACCGTGGATATTAAAACAATGGTTCGATACATAACTATTTAAGTATTCATCGCTTATTAATTCTTCATTTTGTATAACGAATTTATTGAAATTAAAATTCTGTCGAAAAAATCGTTGGAAAAGTTCGGGTATTTTGTAATCCGACCTACGAATAGCGAAATAAATATTATAAAGTGCCGATTTATTAAAGGGTATATTCGTATATGGATTCTTACATACATTCGGCTCTGGAAAATAATGATTACAATTTGAAAGAGAAGACTGAATACTCTGGATAAGTTCTCTTATATGAAAAACATATTTCATTTTATTTTGGACGAGAACCAAGACATTCTTGTCATCCATCGAAATAGGTGTCATAAAGAGGTCATCTGTATTATATAATCTGGCCTTCTTAAAAGACCACGATTTTTTAAGTCGGATAACAGCATGAACTAGTTTTTGAACTTTGAAAAAAATATCCAACATTTTGGACTTCTGGTCGTCTGTCAAAAAGATATTATTGATATAATGATTGAAAATAGAGAATTTTTTCATACAACTGAAATCGAGTCGAGAATAATGAAAATATGGGTTCGTTTCGGGAGTATAAAATTTTTTTTCTATCAATTCAGCAAATGTGGTCATCTTGTATATAACACTCCTACTATTTATGTTTGTTTATTTTTCTCTTTTCTCTTTTCTCTTTTCTCTTCTATATAAATCATATGGGTAAAAGTATAAATATTTTTTATGAAATCTATGTATGATAGATTTCATAAAATGGTTTCAAAAAGAGCCAACCATAATAGGATTCGAAGATATTAAAGAGGTAATTAAGCAAGGTTCTCCATATCTATTAATCAATATACTTTCTATAGGAGAACAAGAATGTTTGATTTACGGAACCCTCCCATACGATAAAGAAGAAACGACCATAAACAACATATTAGAGCAATCGACCACGCATGAAGTGAAAGTTGTTATCTACGGCAAAAACTCGGTTGACGATTCGGTTAAAATGAAAGCGAATCAATTGAGAACACTTGGATTCAAAAACATCTTTATTTATTCGGGCGGCCTATTTGAATGGCTTCTTCTACAAGATATCTACGGGACCTCCGAATTCCCAACAACGTCACCATGTAAAGACCTATTAAAATACCGGGCTCCACTATCTATGTTCTCATCATCGTCATTTAATATCAAATCAATCACTTACTAATGATGGTCAAGTAGATATTATTTTTCACCCATAAATCGTGATAATAATAATTGGGCCCCGATTTGGTATATCTGCGTTGTTCTTCTCTATATTCCGGATAATGCGAAAGAATTTTCTTGTTTTTGGACAATATATAATTTCCAGCAATAGAATTGAAATATTTTATCTTCTTGACCTTTCGTCCGTAATCGCCATTGAAATAAATTTCTCCAAAAAGTCCGGGTCCAGTAGGATAAAGTGGATTATATCCATAATATTTCTTCTTGACATTTCGGACAACCTCTTGAATACAGTCATATAAAACGGGATTATTAGGAATGGTCGCCATAACAGCATTGTAAAGTCCTATCTGTTTATTCTTCCAAGTATTAATATCCGTGCTCTCTACTAGTGTATCATAAAAAGTAGAAGAATTCAATAATGCTAATTCACTATTTAATGGAATCGAACTATCCGGATAAGGACGGTCCAAAACAAACGCTTCGTTGTCATCGGTTAATTCCAATAATGAGAACCCCGGTTCGCAACGAAATTTAATATCCAGGTAGATACCGCCAGTTTTGTATAGAATACAATATCGCCATAAATCCGCTTTATATGCTCCGGGAACTAATAGGTCATATGCTTCGAGAACATCTGGTTCGAATTCAGTTTTAATATATTCACGACAGTCGGCGTCATCATATAAATAATGGTCAAATTCGGGGTTGTCGGCTTTTAGTTTATTGACACATTGAGCCATTTTAGGCGGGAGGTCTTTTGTTGCCCATGTTTGATAGATGATGAGGGGAACAGCACGATAATCCTCTAATTCAACAGACCTTCTGGACAATATAGGGTTTCCGGCAATTTTATCAGAGGAAACTACCGGATTCGATGTCATTGTAAAAAATATTTTGTAATAAAATACTATAAAGACCAAAGCAAGAAAGCCATACATAATATTCATTTCAGCGTAAAAAAGAATAACACAAACAAAAACTAATTTGCCGATAATCGTCTGGCTAAAATTCAGTATATTGGAACGCCATTCAGGTAAAAGAGCCACGAAAAATAAAATAGGAATAAGAATAGCAAAAAATTGTTTTACGTTATACATTTATATATAGATGGATTAATTATCGGTCAAAAATAATAAAACATAACATTTGTATATATGAATACGATTCTCATTTATCCTATTATATTTTTGGGAATATTTACCTACTTGACACAACAAAATATTATAGAAAGCATAAAAATCCTAGTATATGTATCCATTGCGATTTATTATACGACTATAAACCCAATATATGGCGTTATAGCAGCCTGTATATTAATCCTTCTTGACAATACACAAAAAAGAATACAAAAAGAAGTCAAAGAAGGGCTCAAAGACGGGGTCAAAGAAGAGCCCGATATCCCGAAAATAATATATCAAACATGGGCAACAAAAGACCTCCCGCCTAAAATGGCCGAATGTGTAGCTCGTCTTAAAACATCAAATCCGGATTTTAAATACGAATTATATGATGATGCTGATTGCAGAGAATTCATAAAAACCGAATTCGAACCAGATGTTCTTGAAGCATATAATAGTTTGATTCCAGGAGCTTTTAAAGCCGATTTATGGAGGTATTGTATTCTGTACAAACGAGGGGGATTTTACATAGATATAAAATTTCAATGCAATCCTGGATTCTCTTTAGACCCAAAACAATCATCTTTTTATGTCCGTGAATATAATCATAAAGGAACCGGATTATACAATAATATTGTTTATACTGGGGTAATAGGTTCTCGCCCGAATAATCCCCTTTTCATGGACTGTATAAATCAAATCGTCGATAATGTCAAGAAGAAATATTATGGTCCCGAGCATACATCACCTACAGGACCTTGGTTATTTGCTTCAAAGATGGACCCCTATGATTTTGAGAACATCGAATACTCGTATTACGAATCCAATGGAATAGGATATATTCGTCATATAGAAAATGAGACCGTTATAATGTCTCATTATCCGGAGTATAGGGCCGAGCAGAAATCCTACGGAAAGTCTAGCTACTGGAAAGACGCATGGATAAATCAGGAGGTCTACCAATAATGAATCCTATGAAATAATCTTCTGAATAAACTCTTCAAAAACGGAAATATCAAATACATTCGTCGGGTCGATATCATGTGGATTAGGAACAGTAGTATCTACAAAATATGTCATTAAATCCCCAGGATTTGGGTCCGCCTGATTAAGTGGTGCATAGGCGAAATATTCGCGCTCACCGTATTTCTTTATGACAACCATACCGACGATTTCGCCATCTTGCAAGAACCCTTTGTCTTGTCCCGAAGATATTGCTCCATTTAATACTTCAGAAACCCTTGCGCTTTTATCAGGATTCGTTCTATAAATAAAAAATCCACCTTTAATAGTAGAACCATTATCTATCGAACCATTATCTGTCGAACCTTTATCTATCGAACCTTTATCTATCATATATATTATACACCATAATAAAAATCGAATTTCAACGGTATCTTATCAATATTAATAGACATTCTTTCAGGATCACGGTCGAAATTCGATATCCAGAAATGATATTCATCTGCAGCAACAGTAAATCCAATACAGAATTCTATACTTTCTTCGTTAAATACAAAAAAATCAGAATATTTAAGAGGCTGAAGCGTCATCTTGTCCAAAAGAACCAACATATGATAATACCGGCGAGGATAACCTTCATAACTAAAATGGACGACGCCGAGAAGGCCACTTCCTTCGGACCCATCAGGAAGAGAAAACGGAATAAACGTCGAAGATCCCCTGACATTTGAAAGCATAGGCGTATTATGCTCCCAAGTAGTAGTAATCACTAGCGTATTATCCTTTATGACCCCCGATTCGAAAGGCCACCACTTATAAATAAAATGGTCCTTGCCATCCTTTATAATAGGAATCCAATTCTTCTCGCACCAACTATCCGGATTAGGAGGAGTTAATACACGGCAATCTGTATATTTATAATCATTAAATAACCCTACGATAATTCTACCGCGGCCCTCTCCTGAATAATTCACACTGGTTCCTATGAATCCGAGTTCTCCATCAGCTCTATTATAAAGCCGAATATCTTCTAAACCGTAAATCGACCCACCGTGACATGTAAGACCTTCTTCTACCACTTCTGTGAATTCGCCATCAGTAGAAAACTGGTCATCGAGAACAGAAATAAAATTCCTGGTAATAATACGGGATTCTGGGTCTTTAAATAGATAGGCACCGTTAGGCCAAAGCCAATAATTTACAAATCGAGTATTAATCATATGGGTGCCTTTATGACAAACATAAGAAGTTGATGTAGGAATATAATCTCCTTGGTCTGGATAATTATATCTGTAATGAGAACATCCGTTTATTTTAGAAAGATTCACCGACATTAATCCTGCGTTAAATAACAAAATTGTTTCATTATGGTCACCCGGATACCATTCTACAGAAAGTCCATGTCGCAATTCTAAATATGCCCAGAAATTGACTTCCCAAACCAATTTACGTTTTTCTCTAAGAAAGTTCTCGAAATGGTCCATATAGGTTTTATGAAGTTCTAACATTCGGTCTCCAGAGCCGATAATAAATCCTCCACACCACCTCCAACATATGTCATTCAATAAAAAATCTTCAACGACTTGCTCTTTCGACCAACATCCGGGGAATGACAAGAAATATGGATGTAATTTCCTTCTTGACAAATTTATCAAATGGTCGGAAACGACCCCCTCTTTTCCTCCGAAAATATGGAAAATATTGAAATCTATCCAGGCAAAATGAGAGGAATTAAACGGATTCTTCTCGACGGCACGAACAATATATTCTGTTTTTGCATTCATAAGTAATAAATATTCCTGTGTATCTTTTTCGGGATTTCTAGTATTAGGTAATTCGACTGAATTATTTGTATCTATTTGAATTATATCGTAGGTCTTGTAGGTCCATGTTTCAGAGAGGTCAAAAACATCTAATAAGATAACATTGGGATATTTTGTCAAAATGGACGAACGAAAATAATCCTCACAATCACGAGAACAGAAGATAGCCAGAGGAATACCTGTTTTACATAATTTGTGGAATTGCATGAATCGCCATTCGAGGTCTTTATTTTGAAAAGGGGTTTTGTATATATTCATAAAAGCCGATACGAAAGTGGTCGGTGCTTCCATTATTTTAGTTTGGTTTATTTATTTTTATATTTATTTTTATATTTGTTTATCGATGGATGATTTATCGATAAAATTGATTTACGTTTTGTCAAGAAGATGAATTATATATACACATCGCTATTAGTTGATTAAAAATGCCACTCGCTCTTGTATTTGATGTTGAGACTACTGGACTCTTGCCAAAGTATAATGGAGCTCCTCTAAAGGAGTTACCGCATATCATACAATTCAGTTTTGTCTTGTATGATACTAAGACATTGGGTATCAAAAAGATTTACAATGAATATATAAAAATAGCTGACAGTGTGGATTTGTCAGAGAAGATCACGGAGATTACTGGGATAACCAGAGAACTCGTGAATAGCCGAGGAATCCATATAGGTCAAGTTCTTCAGGAATTCTTCTATGCCTATATGAAGGCTGATGTATTAGTTGGACACAACTTAGAGTTCGATATGAAGATGGTGTTGGCCGAGTCAGCACGCTGGGACTTGAATCTAATCATCGATACATTTGAAGAACATTGCCGAATGGAAAAGAAGGACCCAAAGAAATTGTTCGATACATCGAACCCCCATTTCTACTGCACTATGATGCACGGCATTGAACTATGTCGATTGGAGCGCATAAATTCGAGAGGTCCCTATTTGAAACAACCGAAGCTCAGCGAGTTGTATCAGCATATCTTCCAGATAGATGCTCCCGAAGGGCTTCATAATTCATTGATTGATGTATTCACCTGTTTACGATGCTATATAGATATGGGACATCATGTAAGAATGGGTGACGACCAATTTGCCAAACTTCTTGGTTCCGCATAGTTACCATCTGTATTCATATACAAAATTAATCATCCTCATCGTCATCGTGCTCCTTCTTGGAGACATTTTTTTTGGAGGGTTTCATCAATCGGTCCTTTATGGCCCTGAAATTAGCATATACGTCTAAGAAAATAAAAATCCAAATAAACCAGCGAAACCAAGTGTGTAATTGAGGCTTAGCCCATCCAATATATATAAGAAATAACCCGAAATAAGATAAATCTAACCCGAAGCCGTATAGAAATAAATGTGAGATAAATAATAAAATCCCTAAATAGAAAAACCAATTATAAGATGCGGCGACTGTTGGCAAATATTGTTCGAACATATAGTATATTTCTATAAATAATTGGCGGAGTCAAGCAGGAGTCGTCCAGGGGGTCTGCGAACCCCGGATAAAATTAATTCTCTTGAATAGCACTTATCCAGAGCAATTACACCTTTTAACCTTTCAAATGCCGATTATATATGATAATTCTGCCTTCGGCAGAATTATTGATATATAAAAGGTATTTTATCGGTTACAAAGTAACAGTTACCTAATTACATTCAAATAC